GTCCTTCTCGTCGTATACCACACACGTAGAAACTCCGTCTCCTCGTAGTGAATGCCAAATTTCCCCTCTGCGGCTCGGGCATTCTCTGCCTCGAGCAGCAGCCGCATTGCCAGGCAAGCGTAGTAGTTATCGCCGATGAAACTTGAGTCGTCGCCTCGAAGGTATGAGCCCAGTGCAATCTGCAGCACTGCGAGTTCATCCTTTGCGGCCTTGGTCATCACCATGTTCCAGCCGTTGCCGACCAGTGAGGTGTCGCGTTTGCCTGACTCCAATCCTCCTGTGACCATGAAGGTGTAGACTGCCTTCATAATTTGATCGTGAACTTGCTTCCCCATCAGGTCACTTCTGACACTGAGGGTTGAGTTGTTGTAACCGTCAATCACCTTCATCCGCACCCATTGCCACTCTTCGTACTCGTCGGTGGTTACATTCACTATCCCTCGAGCATAGTAATGGGTCAGGAACACGGTGATTTCCCAGGTCTCCGGCTGATGGTCGAAGCCCTGGTAGTCGAAAGGCAAGGAGTATTTTCCTTGGAGCTGGTGCATCGTGTCCCACATACGTCCAGTCTGCTTGCTGAAGTCCTCCTCAAGTGTCATCCCATCCCACTGGGTGTAGACATGCCCGCACAAGTAATTTAACCATGACGACGCGAGGTAGTTTGCCAAATCTGAAGCCACTGCCAAACGCAGTTTGCCCAGCTCTGCTTTGAGTAGCACCGTGTTTTCGTCTTTCCCCAGGTTTTGCTTGCAGTACTCGTAGAGTTCTTCAGCCGAGTAGATGAATAGGAGAAAGTTCTTCCTTGCTTTAAAGTGGCCCTTCTCACCCAGTGTGGACCAATTGACCCGTCCGATTGATGAGCTACCGGCGGTGATCCACATGCCACTTCGTATGTACTCTTTGAGACCCATGGGCTGCACCCGCGGTACTATGCCTTCCGAGGTAATCGACCGAGCCAAGCTGTCAAACTTGGATCGCCAATTACCCATCCCGTGTGGTTCCCCCCCATTAGCGAGGGACCGTGCTTCCTCTATCAGGTCAAAGCC